GTTGTTTCTTGTATTGTGTGTTGTTCAACATAACCTGTAAGGCTACGTCATCTAATTCTTTTTGCATTATATTTCCTTATAAGTGGTGGAGGTTCCCCGAAGAGAACCCCCTAAGATGCTTAAACAGCGTCTGCCCATGTTACTGCACCAGAACGAGCAACAGAAACGTCCATAGAGATTCTGTCGTCGATAGGTTGGTTCACAGTTCCGTCAGCGATGAAGCCGTCGAAGCAAGCGTAAGTTTCGTTAGCGCCTTGTGTGAACTTGATGATGAAAGTACGTTCAATAGTTCCATTGTCGTCTTTCAACGCTACGTGAGTTGCGTCATCAAAGTTTAGTGTTACGTTGAAGTCAAAAGTGCCCGGGTCAGCTTGACCAGCAAGTTTGCCTGATGTGTCAGCACCATAAACAGGTACGTCTATGATGTTTCTTGAGTTAGTTAGTGCGCCCATGTCAGCAACATCAGCAACTTGATTGCTTGATACTGCGTTTCCTGAGATTGATGCTAAATCTTTAGTAGCGTCCACAGTTGGAACGTAATAAAGGGTAGCGATAAAGCCAGCGGCTCTTCCTTGTACAGATGCCATTACGGTATCTCCTTTTTTGAGTTTGTTTGGATTAATCGGTGATTTCTAATTCAAGAATACAACGATAAAGTGAGTCATCTGGGTTTGTGTCTTTGTCTTCTATGTAAGAAGAAATCAACATACGGCTAATTGCCGATGTACCCAGTGTTCCTGAGAAACCATGATAGGTTGTAGTCAGGTTGTCTTTGATTGTTTGTAGTTCAACATAAGTACGTGTGTAGATGTTGAGCGTGATTTTTGTTCTGCGCATACCTTCTGAACCAACATAGAATTGCTCTCTAAGCCCATCACGAACCTGAAAGGTTATCGCAGGGAAGCTAGAAGCCATGTTAGTCATAGGTGAGATTGTTACAGTTGGAAAAGTTGTAGCTAAGTGAGTAGCGAAGTCAGAAAGCATTATACACTCCCTTCATACAGGTCTAACAAGAACATCATTTGAGAGAAGTCGGCTATCATTGGGTCTATACCTATCACTCGATAGTCTTGCCCTTGTATTGTGACTTTATCCTGTCTTTTGACACCGCTAGTGTTAGCGTTCTTACGTACAGTACAGTATAGTTGTACTCCGTCTCTCATCTGTGTGCTCTCAAAGGTGTCTTTGAACTTTACAGTAGAAACAGAACACCCTGTAGCAAAGCTATAAGTATGTGTCTTGATGTCTTCTTGAAATGCATTCTTCACCACAGTTGCTTTGTGAAAGATTGCTTTTGTCTTCATACTACCACCTACGATATTTCATCAATAGTGTAGTAGCCACAGACATTGCTTTTCTCTTTTGTATGGTAATTGTTTCAGACCGTACTTCAAACAACTCAGCAGATACTATTAGTACAGCTTGTGCTAGAACTTGTGGAACAACATTCATACCAGCTTCATAAGTAACAACAACAGGGTTGTCGTATTTAGATGAAGTTGATGGTTTGCTTGTGAACTTTACTTTAGCGTCTTTACCTGTAGCGTCTAAATAGTAATTTGCATTATCTAGTTCAACTAAGGTGTCAGTAGTGTCGTAGTATTCAACACTCGCTAAGTCTAGCACGTTCCTATGTGGTAACACAGTATCTTCAAAAGAAGACAGGTTACATTGAATAGTGGTGGAGCTAATATGCTCACCAAGTAAATCAGTGACGATATCTTGAGCAGACAGTAAGATATAACTTAGTTCTGCGTCGTAAGAGTCATCGTCAAATAGAAAAAGGTGAGCCTTCAAATCAGCAACAGATACAGGTGCAAATGTAGCAGATTCAGATATAAAATACTTCATAGAGTATCCTTTCTAAAAGAAGGCTGGAGGTATCCGAAGACACCCCCAAACCAATTTCGATTAAGCCATAGTTAGGACTTTACCTGCAGACTGATGCCAGATGCCTGAAGCAGCACGCATGTCAGCGTAGTATACGTATTTACCCGGAACTGTTTCTGAGAAACGTCCAACTTGTAAGCTAGCACGGTTGCCAACTACGAAGAATTTTGACCAGTCAGCTATACAAGCAACAACATTGCCAGTAGCAACAGGAGCCATGTATGCGTTCTCAACAACAGGCATACCGAATAAACGGAATCCACCTAATTGTGCGTCAAATACTAAGTCGCCGCCAGTTGAAGCTGTGTTCAATGTACGTAGTTTAGCGATTGCGTCTGTTGAAAGCATTAGTTTAGCGTTTGAACGGTACTGTGGCTCAAGACCTAATAC